AGAGCAATCAGTGCGTCAGAAATATACCTATAATACACTTTGCAAGAATAAATCAATTACATTACACAAGCTCCTCTGCCGTAGGCTGTTGAAATCAACATGTTGACATTTTTCGGCAGCAAGAAACCCTCTGAGTCTGAAAAGACAGATGAAGGTCCCTTGGTTTCATTGACCAAACGCAATGGGAATGTTGAAGTCTCTAGATCATGGTCTCAATCTAATGAGAAAGAAGCTCTGGCAAAAAATATGGATGTATCTAAAGGTAAGATATTATTAAACACTGAAGGAACTTCCTCTCTAGGAACCTATGAGTCAGACTCTATCACAGAATCAGAGGGTTATGATCTAGCTGCAAGAATGATAGTGGATACAAACCATCATATTTCCAACTGGAAAAATGATTTGTTTGTTGGCAACGGGAAGCAGAATGCAACTAAGATCATTAAGATATGCCCTACATGGGATAGCAGAAAGCAATACATGATGGTTTCAAGGATTGTGATATGGATTTGTCCAACCATACCAGACCCTACAGGCAAGCTCTTAATAGCATTAATTGACCCTAACATGCCTTCTGACAAGCAGGTGATTCTAAAGGGTCAGGGAACAATAACAGATCCAATATGCTTTGTTTTTTATCTAAACTGGTCTATCCCAAAAGCGAACAACACACCTGAAAACTGCTGTCAGCTGCATTTAATGTGCAGCCAAGAGTATAAAAAAGGAGTCTCATTTGCAAGTGTCATGTACTCATGGACAAAAGAATTTTGTGATTCTCCAAGAGCTGATAAAGATAAGTGTTGCACTGTTATACCCTTAAATAGAGCTATCCGGGCTAGGTCCCAAGCCTTTATTGAAGCCTGCAAGCTAATAATCCCAAAGGGCAATAGTGCAAAACAAATTAAGAAGCAGCTTAAAGATCTTAGTACCAACCTGGAGAAATCTGTTGAAGAAGAAGAAGAAGGTGTTTGTGATAACATTGCCAAACTTTCGTTTGTGGACGAGATATAGTATCATGCTGTTTCATCTTGATAGATAATTAAAAGTATTTTATTCTGAACGTAGCAAGTCCACAAGTATCTATAAAAATCAATCTCGAAGTCAAGTATAATTACAATTAAACAAAAAATCCAAAAAAATCTGAAAACCAAAAATCAAAAATCCAAAAAAATCTAAAAACCAGGAAAACAAACAAAAACAAAACAAATAAGGCTGAAAAGCCAAATTTGGCCCGAAGGCTCTTTTTTTTGGTTTTTTTAGATATATACATATATATGTATATGTATTTATATATTCATTTTATTAGTTTTTATTTTATTTTATGTAGTTTTAATCAGCAATTAATTTGAACATGCAATTTTAAACCAGATGAGAGAAGTCCATAGGTGGTCTTCTTCTCGTCATTGTGTCTCTAACCATCATAGGTTCCTTAATTTCCATGTCATCGTCATCTTCAATCTTAGATCGAATTTTATAGGAACCGTTTTTAACATATCCTCGACACATGGAAACCAGCATAGAACATAAATAGATTACCAGGAAGATAAAGGCTATAAGCAGTATAACTCTGATAGTGTCGAAGAAAGATCCGAAATAACTGGCAACAAAATTGAAAGGACTCTTGATATAATCCCAAAAACCCCATGCAGAAGAATCTGAATTATACTGTTGTTCTTCGTGAGCGTACTCATCATTCTGATCTATGATGTTTTCAGGATCTTTAACTACTACTGTGTTAATTGGGACTTCCACAGAAAGTTCAGGATTCCCTTCTGGATACATTTTGATCTTCTTCTTATCTGGATTAACCGAGCAATACATTGTTATGTTATACTTATTTGATCCTTTCTTCACAGCTAATTGATAGCTGGATAGAGAACAAGATTCCACAGAGATTGAGGTAGAGAACACCAAGTCTGAAAAGAACTCAAAATTGCAAGACAAGCCTTTCCCACATAAAAGACAGCCGTTGCATTCTAATCTAGTTGAAGTTATAGATGGCTTCTTTGGAGCTACTTTAAAGAGATCAGAAGGAAGATCTATTACCATTTTCAGTTTCCCTAAGCTGAATGTTTTCTCTAAAAAGAAGCTGGAAAGATCTTTGAAGGTAACAGGAATATCTGATATCTGTTCCAATCCAGATTTGAACCTATATGTGTCATAACCACAGGATTTTATGGTGACCGACTTCTTACCTATCGCTGCACAATCCCAAGACATATCTTCCCCTGAAAGGGTTTTCTTAGTGAAGATAGGCACACCATCATGACTCAACTGTGGATGCCCAAACATTTTCACAGGATCATTTAAGTTGGCAATGTTCCCTGCATATATATGACTATCAGGTCCATGAGCTATTAGTTCACCTACAGTTATTCCATCATTGTGCAAATCTGCTTGTATATCGGCTTGGAAAACAGAGTTTTCGTAAGGTACTTCTTCAGAGATTTTGGTACATTGATCTCCTAAAATGCCAGAAATGCATACGTCGGCTATTATAGTAGATTTTAAGACAGAATAGATCCTGTAAGATTTATCCATGTCATAAACATTTCTGCAAAAGCCACAAGTTGCTCCTTCGTTAATGGCAAAGCACCATGCTTCCTCACAGCCCCAGTAAGATGTTGGTGTAATGCAAAAGTCTTGGAAACCGGTCAAAGCTTGATTTTTTCTACATGTATCACAATTGCCAGTGCAAGTCGAGTAATAATCTGTGTGAGTGCTCATGATAGGAGCTGTCGTGTACTTTTCAGAAACTTCATAATGGATTCCTGTGCTCCTTATGTAAATTGTAAACTTCTTTGCTGCTCCAGAGGTTTTATCATTCAACATGAACACAGTTCCGCCTCCTCCAAGTAGAGATTGTTCTATCATGTATCTGTATTTACCGTCTATGACAGAATCAAAGATTAATGATTGGCGAGGTAATATATTCTCAGGTATACTTGTCTCATTCTGCTTCAGAGAGTCTCCAGCTACTATTCCTGAAATTTTATCTGTCACATTATATGAGTCTATTATGCCATTCCTCAATCTTTTTGTCATGTATAAGCTTGCAGAGGTTAGCCCTAAAGAGCTTCCTGTGTAATCCACAAAACTATTGAATAAGGGTTTATTCCGAGATAGCTCCAAATATTCACAACCTAATCTGCACTTTATGAAAGTGTCCATAGGGCTGCTTTCCAGGCAATCTTGATTAGCAATACAATCATTAGGTCCTTCAATTACAATGTTAGTCCCGAAAATGCTTTCTACTATTTTCTCCTTCCTAACACTGCAGAAGCATTGATTTGCTTCTGGGCACTTTTCAAACTTGCTAGTAACCATTTGATTACACCCTGGAACGTAAAAACAGCCGTTTAGACATTGAGCTGTTTGAGCCATTGACATGGGCATTTGAGACAGTATAATCAACCCTATGAGAACTTCTGTGATAAATTTGAGTAAGCTCAGGCTAAGTTTTGTGTTTATTATCAGGTGAAACCATTCCATGCTAGTCCATTTGTATTTGTTATATTCATGATCTGGTTCCTTTGAAAGTATAGGGCATTCTGAAAAATGCTCTCTTGAAGCTTTGCTTTTGTTGCAAATGCATTTTTTTGTGCATTCATGCGTAACAATGCATAAGTTGCCACAGTTGGCACACTTGAACGGAAAATATTTCCACAGATAATTTAAAATCAACAGCAAAGGGTAAGTGATCAAGCCTATAAGATCATACCACAAAAACAGAGGCTTGGTGGTCTTATTCACCAACCAGCGTATGGGGAAATATATCAACAATGCAATCAAAATTAGACGTATCCAAGAGAAATTGATGCAAGCTGTTTGTTTGTAGATGCTCTTAGAATACTTAATTATGCAATCTCTGACTCTTTTATTTGTTTTAGGAATTTTTGCTGATTTATCACCGCACAAGAGATTATGATTTCCGTCTAACATTTCCTCACTAAACGTTATACTAACTGATCCAGAAAAAGCCATGACTTTGTGCTCTCCATCTTCTCCCGGTCTCTTGATGATATAGCCCATAATTTTCTCTGGGCTAGTGATGCTCACGGTGTATGGATTGGCAAAATTAGATTTAGTTATCTTGCAATCACCTGAAAGCTTAACAGTCTGCAATGAAACAATACCTTCAGTTTGATGTAGATTATAGGAAACCGGGTAATTACTAGAGGCTAGGTTCTCAGTGATAAAGAACTTTGTTCCAACAGAAAAATGCCTTTTGTTGTCTAATTTAGTTATGGGGATCACAGGAATTTCTGGAAATTTCTTCGGTAGATTTTGGGAATTGTCACACCGCCCCAGATTATCTGCAGAATCTGAAACACAAGAACAAATGACACCATTATTTTCAACTTGATAGTACACATTGTAAGTTGATACTCCTTTGATCTCACATTTTAGGGATGCATTCAGGCAATTGTTAGGGACTTCTTGTATAGATACAGCTTTTTCTGTGCCAGTTTCATCTTGAAGAACAGGAGCCTGCTTCTCAGCTCGTTCTATTCTGGATTTATCAGAGTGTGCTTTGAAGTTCCCATCGGGAAGAACCTCTGGGACTGTTCTGCGCAACATCAAAGAAGTTGTAGATACCTCATTCTCAGAAGAATCATCATAAATTTCTGGGTGATCTCCTCGAATTATTTCCACTTTTGCATCAGTAGCCCTGAACAACAGAATGCTCAGTAAAACTGAGCTTAGTGCTATTGCAAAAAGACTCAGTTTTATCATTAGTTCTAGTAGTTTTATTAGTCTCATTCTAAACGTTTGCCTGGATTGTGATGGTTGTCTGTTTAATTGTACTATGTCCGGGTTAAGATTTTTGTTTGCACTGATTGCTCT